TGCAGATTCGATTCAATGATCGACCAGACGCAATTTCCTCGCAAATTCGATCCACCAACTCATCGGTGTAATCAGTTGGCCTTCCAATTTTTACTTCTTCATCACTCATCTCTGACTCCATCCAAAATTCAATATATTCCATTCTAGTTCAGACATGACAATCGGGACAGGACAAAAAGGACAAAAGACATAACTCTATAGAGTTATGTCTTGTCTTGTCCTCTAATTTATTTGTCCCCGACAATGTCCTCACATTTGTCCTCTCATACTACAAACCGTTGATTTTATTATGTTTTTGTCAGGACATCCAAGGACATCGCAAAATGTCCTCAAATGTCTTTTGTCCTCAAATTGCTCTAAGTCATTGATTATATTCATTTGTCCTCAGCTGTTAACTTGTGTTTCTAAAACTGCAACAAAAGTGTTATCGGTAACCGACCATCCCTGACCAAATGGCGTCACATATTCTGCATCAACGAGCGTTCCAATCATCCGATTTGAGTCCATTTGCATCGCCTTTTTTGCTGCCGCCTCTTTCATCATCATTGCAGGCCCTGTCAGAAAGTCGAGCATACCAGATCGAGTGACGTGCGGTCGACCTTGTGGATCTCTTGCACGTCCAGCAAAGTGCCAAGCCCTCTCAAATCGTTTACGATGTTCCTCAACCTTTGATACGACCTTAGTAGCTGACATTGGTTTATTAACGGACTCAAGAACAACGCTCGATACCTGATCGCCGTCCTCGTCACGCCAGCCTCGAATATCAACTTTCTTAAGATCAAAGAACATGCTGTCCTGCATCTCGGAATCCTTCATCTTTCTCTGAATTACCTCGATAGGGCCTCCGTTCTTGCCCGGCTTAACGCTAACCTCAATATCAAGCGCACCTCGCCATGCACTAGAGCCTCTGGCACGGTGCTGCGCGTCCTCAGAAACGCCGGTGTGATGCACTAGGACGACCGTACAGTCGAATTCTTCCATCAGCAATGCACACGAATCGAGCATTGTCTTGGCATCTTGAGAATCGTTTTCTGATCCCCTTAAGAACCTATGAAGCGTATCGACCACGATAACCTTTGGCGTCTCAGGCAGCGCTCGAACGTTGTCGATGACCTTAACCAAGCCCTCGCTTGAGTTGAGATCAGTGCCGGTCTTGCTCATCCAGAATTTAATCTTATCGACACCAAAGTTCTGCATCCAAGCGGCGACTCTGGCTCGCAGACCATAATGGCCCTCACCAGCCAAGTAGACGACCGGCAAGTCTTTTGTCCTGTTACCGCACCAGTCTCGATTGTCCATATCTACAGCTGCCATACGAAGGCACCAGTCTAGGACTAGGAATGTCTTGCCTGATCCAGATGGCCCGTGAACCATCATGAGTGACTTATTCTGGAGCCAGTTCTTGATGTACCAGCTGATCGGCGCCGGCTTTGTCGTGAACTCATTGCCGTCGACCAGCCAGTCCAGCTTGATCTCAGGTGGTTCTAGTAGAGAAGATAAATCATTGCCCATAAGAAGCCAATCATTAGCATCGCCTTCATCGGGGGGAATGATGACGGTCGCTCCGTACTTCGCGCTGGCTTGGTCTGCGTATGACTTACCGACTCCACTAGAATCATTGTCTGCCACTATGATGATGCGCTGAGAGGCGCCAAAACGCTCTCTAAGCTGTCCAACAACATTGGGGATGTTACTCGCCGAGTATGCAACGTAGCACGCCACGCCGCTCGTCTCAGCGATTGTAGCGGCAGTTGCAAAGCCCTCGGCTACATATATGTGCGCATCCTGATTCGATCCGATACGCCAAAGCGATCCGCCGGTCTTGCCCCCGGGATGATAGAGCTTGCCACCATCCGAGTCGATGTATTGCACGGTAGTCATCTCGCCGTCACTGTTAAACAGTGGCACGATCAAACGACCGTCCCCGGTGACTCGAGCGCCGTTGGGCTGAATCTTTTTCTTGACTAGGTACGGATGATCCTCAGTCGCCTCAGCAGCCTCACTCCAGATCTTATTGACAACGTCCGAGACGTTATCACGCATCAGTTTCTCTGCCGCCTCCCGAGCCTGCCTCGCCTCTTCCATTTTGTTTTGGAAGGCCATCTTCTCATGCGGCGTGAGTGTACGACCAATCTGCGCTGACCACGAATACTCGACTCCCCATCGCCAGTCTCCAAACTTTGCCGCAGGAATACCATTATCACCAAAAGCAATATACCAGCCACTCTTATCGCCGTAACCGCCTCGGCCTTTTGATCCTGATCTGAAGCGGTGTATCTTGCCATCCAGTACTATCTCCGATGGTGGCTCGAGGCCAGCATCAATAATTGCGTTCTTAAGTTGGACTTCAGGTGGATCAATTAAACGCTTTTCGTCCCCCCAGACGTCCTCTATGTTAGGCACTTGGGCAGGTAGCTGAGAAGTACTCCATCAACTTCTTGACCGTCGAGATAGCCGGATCAGCATCCTCATTCTTAACGATAGCCCGTAGCGTCGAGTAGCCGATATTGGTGCGGCGACTGATCTCGCGCAGGTTTCTATCAGACAGCAATCGCTGAATTTCTTTCACTTCCATTTGATTCTCCTAGTTATGACGTTTTTTTTATAGCTTAACGAAAAAAAAGAACTAAATCAATTTAAATTCTCCAATTGCTAAATCGTAATCTGCAATCCTCATTTTTAAATTGTGCAATTGATCATTCAACTTTCTTTCTGACTCAATTTTTTCAAACGCTTGTTCATAATCTTCATCTCGGATATCGAGGCCAACAGAAATTAACGCATTATCAATTGCTGATTTTTTCGACATTGATTTTGGATAACAATATAAATACCCATGTTTTTTTGGATACTTTTTGCCGTCGATCACAATGCTGATAAGCCATTGATCACCATCATCCTCTACACGTTTTTTTGTTACTTTGAATATGTTTGTTTTCACTATTCTTTCCTTTTCCAAATTGTCATACGTTTCGGTTGATACCTAAGTACGCACCGAAAAAACTTTCGCCGTTCGATAGCCGGCTATCAAACGGAACGGATGTTAGGCCGAGATAAACGGCCTTAAATTTTTCGGCAAGTCTTTGATGCTTGGCCCATACGTCCATTTGCACCGATCCTTTAGTTCGCGCTTAATTTTTTTAATTGGATCGCCGCGAAACTTGTCACCAAGAAAGCAATTGGTGTCGGACAAATATTTGTCGGCATCTTTATTTGCGACCTTAACAACTTTGACTGGCATATCGACCGAAACAACGTGCGTCCATTTCCTACCTCGAGGGCCGACTAATGCAAGCCTAGTCTGGTTTCTAAAATATCGAGTAGTAACTAATTTCATTTTCTATCTCCTAAGTAAGGGCTTTTGGCTTGATTGCCGTTGACCCGATATGTGTATTTTACACGATTGGGCCTACATATCAACACTTTTGTGACATTTATTTATAAAAATATGTTATTTATTTTTACGAAAGCGCTTGAGTTGTACGCTGGTTCGTGTATACTGTCTGTATTGGGCAAACAGAAATTTCTTCTAACCGCCTTTTTTATAGGAGCTTCAAATGAAAATCACTTATCAAGGCAGCAAAAATCTTAATGTGCAATATATCTGGTACGTTCAAGATCAAGCTGAGGAAATGATTGGTTACCTTAACAAAAAATATGGGCATGAGTTTGATTGCCGCATTAAAACAAAAGCTGGCGGTCGAAGCTGGGGAGGCGGAAAAGGCATTAGTATTTCTGATCGATATGCCGCTGATAAATTTCACATTTTTCGTGAGTACAAATCGATTGCAAATGATCCTGTTATCGGTGAATTTGTTGGAACAAGTAAAGAATGCACTACGGCAGTTGTCGCTCACGAGATCGCCCACTGGTGGCATCATAATTTAAAACGTCACGAGCATGGCCCAGAGTGGTATCGAGGCCCAGTAAGAAAAGATCCTGCTGAAAAACCGCATGGCCAAAAATGGAAAAGTATTTATGCGGAGCTTCGAGAAAAATTCTTAAACAAACAATTATAAAAATTAGCCGCTTGATGCGGCTTTTTTTTTGAATTAAAATCGCGGCATCGTTCATCCTAACGGACGGAAGTAGACACCAGTCGAAGGAACGCGCCAAACTTTTAAAAGGGAATGGTGCTATGACCTATACCGACTACAGACGTCGACTCGAGATCGACAACTACAAAAAAAGTCAGCTAATCAAGCTGGCTCAAAAGACCAGAATCCGTACACCATCCGCTTGCCGTTGTTGCTGCAGTCGTATGTGTCGTGGATCACATGATCGATAACGCAAGTGTAGTGCTTCGATAGCGATAGGACTAACCTGCCTATTGGCAGCTCGGCGGCGTTCATATGGACTCTGTCACGGGATCCAATGCGGCAGGTAATATTCCAGCGGAACCCACACTCAATCATGTAACGTTTGAATGAAGGCTTGTTCGTCAGGATTCCATCCTCGGGGATGTATCCCAGCTTGTTAGCAATCAACTTTTTAAAATCATTGTGAACTGATCGATACGGCCTGCCTGAAGCCAAAGCAATCGAGCGAACAACACAGTCCCCGGTAAAGCTGCCCCGAAGCCCGGCATCTTTTCGTCCGCCGTCAGTGATAATTAATTTCATAAATAGTCACAAAAGTGCTTGTAATCCATATCTACATCGATTAATATTACTACATGGACAGACGGAATAACCGACAGTCCTAACAAAAATAACAGGAGATTCAAAATGAAAACAGAAAAAAATCTAATTAACACACTTAACGTTGACCGACTCGGCGAGCTTACCAAGCAGATGGCTGCCCTTAAAAAAGAAGCCGACGCAATTAAAGATAACCTCAAAGATTTTTGCATGGCTAACAACGTCAAAAAAATTGAGGGCGCACTTGTTACAGCAACTTATGTCGAGGCCAATCGCAAAGTTGTCGACTACAAAACTTTGTGTGCGGATATGGGCGTCGACTCAGACACGCTCGGCAAGTACACAACGCACAATGCTATTTTCAGCATCAAGTTGTCATGAAGCACAACGAGCAAATGCAAAAAATGCGGGAGGCTGTTGCCCAGACTACTGGTCAGCGGCATTGCGCATACTGTAACCAGTATCGACCGCTCGAGGGCGGTCGGTGGAGACTAACCAAAACAGCTAAAAAATGGATGTGTAACCGTTGTGTAGACATCAGGAGGCCAAAATGATTGTAATTAAAGTTAACTTATTATTCTTAGCAATGGCGGCTGACCGTGAACACGCCATACCAGAAATTTTAAAAGTCGATGGCAAGTGGGCATTGATCACTCGTGACAACAAAGAGCTGCCAGACCTGCTCGAGTATGCCGAGTATCACGCCGAGCTTGCGGATACCGAGTTTGATTCGTATGCCCGAGAGATGCATCGAGAGGCTAAGATCTTTGTCGACATCGTCACACCAGTTATGGTTGAGAAATGGGAGAATGCAGAATGATTGAAAAATGGATGCACGTTATTACCAACTTATTGTTGGTGCTAGTCGGTACCGTAATCGCATTGTTGCTTTTATGTATACTGTGGTTGCAACTCGATGAACGGTACGCACAAAATGAAACTCAAAAAATTTACGCCAGTGGACAACGAATCGACAACTATTGTTTTCCTGATATCTACGTCCGGCGTGGATCCGAGTATGACTGTGCTTGATTGCGTGATTAATGAATCTGGCGTGTTTATCGTCGAGTCAGACGGTAAGTCGGTGGTCGTTGAGGATATTGGCGAACACTTTCCGTTGCTCGATATGGGCAGCCCGTCACATCGCGATGAGGCGTTTTTTGAGTACGAAAGCATATTGATAGAGTCTGGCGGATATATACCTATACCTGACAAACTCTGTTAATATATTAACTGGCGAACTGATTTCAGACCGCCATAACATTAGAGGAGGCCATATGGCTATTGAAGTGCAAAGCACGTCGGATGTTTCGACGACATATATAAAACTGTTGGTGTACGGGCAGGCTGGCGCAGGTAAAACTACGCTGATCAAAACGTTACCAAATCCAATTATCTGTTCTGCCGAGGGCGGACTGTTGAGCATTAAGGATGCAGATCTACCGTTTATTAAAGTTGGATCGATGGCTGATTTACGGGATGCGTATCTCTGGCTGGTGGAAAACGGATCGAAGTATGAATCTGTTGCGCTCGACTCAATCTCGGAGATTGCCGAGGTCGTTTTAAACCATGAGAAAAAGCAGGCCAAGGATCCAAGGCAGGCATATGGCGCTATGCAGGAGCAAATGACGGACTTGATTCGTGCGTTCCGAGATCTGCCGATGCACGTCTACATGACCGCCAAGCTAGAAAAGATGACGGATGAAACGGGCAAGATTTTGTACGCCCCGAGTATGCCCGGCAACAAAACCGGACAGCAGCTCCCGTACTTTTTCGACGAGTTGTTAGCGTTGCGCGTTGATAAAGATTCTGAGGGCAACATCTGGCATGGGCTGAAATGCAAGGGCGACTCTGCATGGCAGGCTAAGGATCGTTCCGGTTTGCTCGATGAGTGGGAAGAGCCTGATCTCGGCAAGTTAATTAAAAAGATTGGAGGTGCGTAATGGAAAGTGTACGACTACAGCGCGTGTCCAGAGAATGGATCAAGGCCAAGGAAACTGAGCGCAAGGCCATTGAGACACGTCGAAAGCTCGAAGATGAAATGAAAGAAATGTTGAAGATTGATGATCAGATCGACGGCACGACTCGCGTCATCGATGGCGATCTATCGGTCAAGATAACGACCAGACTGAATCGTAAGATTGATTCTGGAAAACTACAAGATCTGGCAAACGAGCATGGCCTGTCGGATCACCTGAGCACTTTGTTCCGCTGGAAACCAGAGCTTGATATTAAGA